CTGTAAGAGCAGTCGTACTACCAGCTGTAAAATGAGTAGATACTGTATAGTTTTGAACAGTCATGTTGCCGCCAACAGCGCCGAATTGTTGAGTAGTCCAACTGTCTGGGTTCGCGCCGTTATCTGCCAAGAATATGCGTCCAGAGTTATGAACACCTATGGTTACATTGCCCGCAATCTCATCAATCTCATCGCCGCTATGTCTAACGACAGTAATGACATTGGTATCGGCGGTAGTTTTCTTGATTCCAATTGCCCAGGCGTTACCAGCGGCAGAAATCTGTGGGAGGTTTATTGTGACTGCGCCACCTGATGTATCTACAGCAAAGAATCTTCCGTTTAAATTAGCAGCTGGGCTAAAAACACTGTCGGAAACTGTAAGGTAAACAACGTCTTGCCAAACTGCACTAGCCGCTGAAGCGTTATCAACATAGGCCTTAACTGCGCCCTGTGTTGGAACTAAAGTATTGGAAGTTCCTAAACTAGCAGTTGCGTCAAAGCCTGTTATTGTAGCACCTGACGCTAATTCTATTGATGTCGTAGCTTCTATTACAGTCCCAGTTAGCCCAGCAAAAGTCCCAGCTCTTGCAGTTGCCGCTCCGACAATCCCGTCTAAATTTGTCGCGGCAAGATTTCCAAAGTTAGGATTAGCACTTGTAACGAGGCTCTGATTTATTGCTTTTACAGCGGCAATATTAGTTAACTCGCTATCCATCACCGCGCCAGCAGCAGTTACATTAGTTGCATCAGTGACATCAGCAGATGCTTCAATAGCAGCTAATTTAGTCGCTTCAGCCGAGGTGTACTGTGCCGTAGCTGATAGTATATTGTTTATTTTATCAGCCCAGACGTTTAACCATCTGACCCCAGTAGCCCCCAAGGAGTCAGTACTGTCAGTGTCACTCACGACATCGCCACCGTGAGTCGTCACGCCAATAACTTTTAGGGTTTCGCCGATAAAAGCTTTTTTAACTACTGACAAACCGCCGTCAGTTTGTAGCGACCCGTCCGTTGCGCTTGTTGCGTCTGTCGAATTGTCGGTTTTCAGTATTCCAGAAAATGTTCCCGTTGTGGCTGTCACCGCTCCACTGAACGAACCATTTACGCCAGAAATATTGCTCGATGCCGCCAGCGTCCCGGTAACTCCAAGCCCGGTAGTGCCAACGTCTAAAACTTTGGCCCCGTTCACTGCAACGCCTAAATTATTTGCGCCAATTCGAAATGTGCCGGAATCAGGATCAGAGGTATAAGAATAAAATGGAGCAGACACAGTGCCATTGCCACTTTTATATTGATCAGCATCTGTTGATGAATTTTCAAAAGCATCCCCAGCGGCGTTCCATTTTAAAAAAGAGTTTGCAACAGGCTCGGGTATAATTCTACTGGCGCTGCCTGTATGCGTGACCGCAAATTGCAACGCTCTCGCAAGTTCCTCTTGCTGTTGCTGGTCTGACATTGTGAGTCGATCTAAAGCGTTCTCGTGATCAATAGAGCTGAAAGGATCGTTTTCGACATAGTCGGTTGTTTGCGTCAGCGTAAGAACGCGTTTTATGACTACGGTCTCGCCGTTGATTGGCCTAAATTCGCTTGACGAAAAATGAGCATCAGAGCTTGAGCCGGTATTAAATTTAAATAATACATTGCCGCCAGATGCGCTGCCGGTCCCTGTTATAATATAGTGTGTGTCCAGGGTTTTAGTTGTTTCCCCACCGTTAGCCGCTCGAATGATTACTGTTAAATCCGCATCTGCAAAAATCTTAAAATTAAAAGCAAAGGAATGAGTAGAGCCATTCCCACTCAAACTTACTTTTGTTGTAGTTGTAGAAATCGTCATTGGTCAGTACCTTTACTATCATCAATAAATTGTTCTTGCGTCATAGCTTCTATATGACGCTTGATCTGTGGACCATGCACCGGATGTTCGAGCAGCAAACTGTCGGCGGTTGCCTTTGCGTCCGCGTAAATATTTTGCAATATCATTTTCATCCGGCGAGTAATTTCTACGTTGCCAGCTTCGGACAGTTTTTTTAATTCTTGATAATCAACGCTCTTGATTTTGGCTTCTAATAATTTAAAGGCAATTTTACCTCGTTGCTGGTTGCGGTAATACATCATCTTGTCAGGCAGCTCGATTGGTCTTCTTAACCCGTCAATCCTTATCTCGTCACTGTTGTTGGCAAACCGTATGCCCTTGAGACGGATACGTTCTTCAGTCACAACGTCTTTTTTATTAGCTGGGCCAAGTTTAAGGGGTGACATCATGTCTGGCCCGAAACTAAGATTTCTATCTCCTTCGACTCCAGCTACCCCGTAAATTTTATCATTTCCGTAGGCATCTACAGAGGGCTGCAAATCTTTACTTAGGCCAGGTATTTGAGATTTAAGTCTATCTAAAAAAGTTCTAACCTGGCGCATCGTTGGGTCTGGACCAATGTCAGTAAATGGGATGCCAGTTTTTTTAAGTTGAGCTACGCCCCTTGGCACTAAACTCGTAATAAAGTCTTGGCTCGTTGCTTTGGCCCGTCTCGTTGGGTCTTGTATTAGACCTGACAGATTTGAGAAGCCTTGCATGAAAGCTTTGTTCGACACGTTATACGCAGTTGCACCAATCACCGCGATAACAAGATCATCATAACTAAAGTCATCGTGAAATATTTGCGCCCCGTCATCGTCCAAAACATTTTTAAATTTAAAGTCTGGATCTAGCACATCGGTAGAGCTCGCTATTTCTGCGACATCGGCCCACACACCCATGATCGAACTAAACGGCTCAATGCCGGCGTAGCTTATCCACTGCCCACCCACTCGACAGCTGTATGGCCGCCAATCTTGAGACTCCATAAGTGTCTTCCGTAGAGCTTGATTAGCAGGGCCACCGCCTGTGCATTTGCCGGTTAATGCTAATGCAACCGCTGACCCGCCAACCGCAGTGCCGAGCGCCACGCGAGCGATTGCCTCGTCTCTCTGAGCCCCGCCCTCGTCAATCATTTTCCGTGTATTGCCCCAGAACAGCCCCGCCCAAGAGCGGTCTATAAAAGCATAAATTGAACTGTTGTAGGGGGTCTTAACAAACGGGGTAAAGTATCGAACAATAGGAAGCTTTCCGATTGTGTTAAATGCTTTACCAACTGCGTCGAGTTCTGTTTGAAGTGTAACATATTTAGCCAACGCTTCCATCTTATCCATTGAGGCCGCCGGCGGGTCAGCTACATACTCCGCAATGTAGTCGATAAGATCTTCGCCTTCTTTGCCCCTTGCCCTGCCAGAAATCATGGCCAGTTTATAAAGCTCGCCACGTTTTGCTGTGACTTTAAAAAACGCGTCCCCAGTTTCCAAAGATCTAAAAGCTACACGGCCAGCCGTCAGAACATTACCCAAAACATCGATGGCAGTTCCTATCCCTCCAGCTTGGCCAAAAGCTTCCCCAGAAAAAGCTGATATACGTGGAGCCCCCGCGGCTTGACCCTGGACGTTTGTAGATTCAACTTTTGAAGGCAGTCCGTTGGTTCCTATAAACGCATCTTTTGAAGCAATGAAAGCTTCTTGCAATGACATAATCTGCCCAAAGATTTGAGCTTGGACATCTTCAGCGTAAATCCCATCGTCAGCGCCTGTAATTTTTCTGCGCGCTGCACTAATAAGATAGCCTCCACCAAGTTCAAAGTTTGGAGCTATTAATGTGGTGTACACACCAGAGACAATATTTTTAGTTTGGGAAACAGGATTCGTAAGGAGTGTATGTTGCCACACTTCGTACAGCGCGTTTCCTATTTTCCGCGTTAGGGTTAAGCCTCGCGCTAACCTTGTCTTCTGTGAAAGATCTGTTGTTGAACTATAAGCAGCTGCCATTTTGCGAACAGAGTCTTCGCCGCCAAAACTATCAAGTAGCTGCGTAAAATCTCTATCTGTTTTTAATGCACTGTCAGCGTCAACGTATGGGTTGCCATTTGTTTCTCGGGCTGGGATATTAAAGCTTTGTAGCGTCCGACCATATTCTGTTTGAGCGCCTTTTATTTGTGTTTGAAAATTTGCAACGACTTCTAATTGATATCTAAACGCCGCAAGTTGTTCGCGAGTTCCTTCGGCAGCGGTCTTAGCTAACCCGTCAAGCTTTCGTACTTCTCCGACCAACATATCCCGAGCAGCAAGCATAGATTCCATCATGCCCATGCCTTCAACGTTAATACCTTCGCCTCTTCGTCGGGACAGTACAGCTTCCGCAACTTTTTCCATTGTCTTGGAGTCAGCTCCAACAAGATCCCCAAGCTGCCTAGACACTTCGTTAGTAATTACTCCGCGCTTTTCCTCATCAATCTTGCCGGCATATTGTAAAGATAAAGCTTCAATCCGCTCTTGTACGCCGTTAGCGTCTGGGATTTTCCCCCCGTTAAAATCTGATAAACCCCCGCCTAGTAATTCATCGCGGCGTTCGGGCGCGCTCATCACCGCGTCAATCTCGTCTATGCCAACTTTTATATATCTATCATTAAGATCCGGTTCGATTAGCTTCTCTGGTGCGGCAGGGATATCTGTGGCGATAGGTGCGCCGGCATCTGGCTTAAAGTCTTCTAGCACAGGGTTTAAAGTTACTGGTTGTTCTACACCGCCCAAAGTTTGATCTGGCACGCCCTCTTCAACTGTAGTCCCTGGAGCCACATCATCAACTGTTATAGGTTGATTGAGATCGGCATTTTGACGCGGCGCGTCTGGGTCAAGATCCCGTGCTCTTATTCTAGCTTCGTTTAATTGTCCACCTGTCTTGCCCATAATTGAGCTCATTATGCCTTCGGACATTCTATCGCGGGTTTTTTGTGGAAAAACTGCGTTACCGATTTTTGAAGCTGCCGTCCCGATCAATCCCGCAACTTGCGTTTCTTCTGGACCTTCGGTAGCCGGCTCTGTTACCCCGCCAAGGGGGGACGTTGCCACTGCCGTTTGTTCAGTATCCGTATAAGCCATAAATTTTCCAATAAAAAACGGCCCCGAAAGGCCGTTAGGTTTTACGCAATGTTTAGTCTAGTTTAGCTTAGTCAGCCTTATCTAAGGTCTGCAATGATGGGCCGCTACCTGAAAGAAAGGTCCGGTCAGTCTTTCGACTTTTTGAGTAGGCTTCGTTATCCATTTGGCGCTTTACACCTTTTGCGCTCAAGCTATCTTCGCCATGCAGCCTTACGGCCGCTTCGTAGTACTCCTGTAAGCTCGGCATCATAATCTCCCTTATCGCGGAAAAAGACTTCCGTATCGTATTCCACTATATCCGCATTTGCAATATAATCTAGATCTTTTAGTAACTTTTCCTTACCACCCATTATCGCGTCAATAGCAGTAAGGCGGCCTTGTTCGCCGCCGCCAAACTCTGGTATGTACTGCATCCGCACGCCAACATAAGTTTTGCTTTCAGCTCCGGCTGCTTGTCTATCCGCTTGTCTAAGATCTGTCGTAAACGTAAATCCTGTATCAATCTCCAGCTTAACAATTAATTTAGTAAGCTCTTTTACCTCATCCGGTTCTAGCTTGCGATTAAAGTATATTTCCATACCGGGGTTTGCGCCTTCAACCGTCCCAGGCTTAACCGCTTCTGAAAAGAAAGCGCTTTCCTGTTTGGTGTCTTTTGCTTCTTGAACTATCTGTCTGACTACATCGGCCGGATTGTGGTCTTGTCTTGTGACATACTCGAAGTCTATCGCACGCTCGTCAAATACGCCCTCGTCTAAGAATTGCAGGAATTTTTCTTCCTTAACATTTGCCGGCAAATCGCTCTGGTTTTTTAAATAATTAGTAAAAGCGTCCCCGTCTTTTTTATCAATATTTAAGGCAACGCTCCCATCTTCATTTGTGACTAATTTAGCAGACGGGACAGAAGCTTTAAAGTTAGTAAGATCCCCTTCTCCTAGCAATTGTTCAAATAACTGTGCTTCATTTGCATCTAATTTTTTCTCTGCTATTGGGCTGATGTACTGACCAATGCCAGATGTCTGCTTGGCCATTAGAACGCTTTCATCACCTTCAACGGTAGAAGCTAATCTACCTTGAGATTCCGACATCATTTCATTGGTAGCGGTTTTTTCTGGCCTATCTAACGAAAGACCGGCAGTGAAGCGTCTTACCGGCGCGGCGTTAGCTTCAATAAATGCTTCGCCCTCGGCGGTTGCTGTTTCTTTTTTCTCGGTCAACTTATCCAATCTGGGTTGTAAAGCATCGCGTTTTTTAATGTCGCGATTTAGCTTCCCGACCTCTTCGCGAAGCTCCTTTACTATTACGCGAGCCTCGTCATTGTCTTCTATTGAGAAATTCTTTTTTACCCAATCTCGCCGCCGAGCTGGTGTTTTCGCATCTATGAATCCTTGGAGTTCTCCCATACGTGCAGATCTTGTCTCAATCATTGCAATTTCGTCTGGGTTGTTAATTAAAGCTTTAGTCTCTTCGCGTTTTGCAAAAGACGGGTCCGTGTCTACCTTTGACCTGGCTTCAGCTAATCCTATCCGGTCCATGATACCGGCAACATCCGCTTCAAAGTCTAAGCTACCGCCTTCACCAGCTCGGGTAGTGTACCCTTTCCTAGTCCAAAGCTCTTTCTCCATAAACCAAACAACGGCTTGGAGATCATCATCACCAAGGTCAATTCCTTGGGCTCTTAATTTATTAGCTGCTTCCGTAAAAACAGATTGGCCAAAACCAAATTCACCAGTGGCGGGGTCTGTATCAAGTTTTCCAAACTCACCGCCTACGCCTTGTTCGGTTGGCGGGGGCAACCGCTTACCGCCACTTATGCGCCGCAAGTACCTGGCAGCCCAAACGTCAATTGTAGCGAGATTAATATAGTTAATTAAGTTGCCGGTAAAATTATAAGTCTTGGGGCTTCCACCAGGCTCTTTAACTCGGAACAGATCGAGCAGGGCTTTCATGGTAGCAGGTGAGTTCGCATTAATTAGCTTTCCGTTTCCTTTAGTTATTAAAGGGAACACGGCTTGAGCTGCGTCAAACTGTTCTTGATGGGTTGCTCCAGCGGCTTTGGCTTCTTCGCGAACACGCATATGGTTATCAACGTATCCAACCCCGTCAGCTTTTCCAGAACCTAGCGTCCCGCCGCTATCAAGCCAATCGCCTAACCGCTTTAGAGGCTCGTCATATTCACCCCGAGTAAATAACCGCATTACTTCTATTGAATTTTCCCAGTTTTGCTTGACATTTGTTTGAGCTGATGTCGCACCAATAACATCCGCGAAGACATCTGCCATAGAACCAAACTCTGCGCGTAACCGCTCGCGCATATTTGCATACCATTGGCGCTGTTCTATAATCTTGCTTGCCGCCGTGTCACCGCCTTTTGCGCGGTTAAATAGATCAACAACTTCAGCAACCATTGTGTCTGATGATTTTTGAACCATCTTCGGGTCCGGCACTGGGGGCGCTTTTTTTTGTCCCTTTGGGCGGTTGTAGCCATACGGGATCGCTTTAAAAGATAGCTCGTATGTGTCTGGCTTACCGTTCTTACCCTTTTTTATTTTTGCACCTTTTTCAGTATTTAAAACAATATTCTCCCAGCCCTCTGACGCGGGGAATTGTTCTTTGACGCGCCTGTACTCAGCCTCGATTGCTGCTACTGGGTACGACCCATCTGTGGCTATTTGTGAGATTAAAGTGCGCTCGTCGGAGTTAAGCCGAGCGGCCTTAGTAACCCGCACTTCTCGGGCATCACCAGTTATCGATGGGGTGTCCAGGTCTTTAGGTCCATCCGTAGGGCCAACACCTATACGCAATGTGCTAGGGTCATATTTAATATTGCCTAGCGCTTCGCCAAATTTCTTTACGCCTTTAACAGCAATCGAACCCGCTGCCGGCAATGCAAGCCCCAAACCTAAACCAGCTCCCGCTCCTACTCCCGTAGACAACAAATTTCGTTGGATGCTAAATTCGCCCTGCTCCCCCGCATCGATGTCAATGAATTGTCGGTTTGCGTCATCTAATGAGCCATACCCTGCGCCTTCAATAGAAGCCAGAGTTGCAGCCGGCAGCGTTGCTCGCATGTACGCTTTTAAACCTTCCTTACCCGCTTGCTTTGCTGCTTGCTTTGCTAAGAAACCAGCGCCGAAAGTTCCAAGCCCAATAATGGAAGTAGGGTCAGACACTAGCCCTTTGACGGCACGCACCGACCCATCCCATGTCATATTAGGTAGGGTTTCATACGTGTGCATTAATTTGTAAAACGCTGCCCGTTGCTTTAAAGGGGCATTGCCCATCCTGTGTGTCATCGCCGTTTGATCGACTATGTTCCAATTGAACATGCCCATAAGCTCGATGCCCCATTGAGCAGATTCCATATCGCTGGCTTCGGGCAAGAAAAACTCTTCTTCATCTGGCTCGCCCCCTTTTACATAACCTCTAAAAAGCGGCATTAGCTCTCGGGATGACTGGACCCAATCTTTATCCATTTCCAGTTCGGTCTCTGTTACCTGGAGATCGCGGTCATCCATATCGCCAGATAAATCTATATTAATATTAAACTTTTCAGCTGCCTCAAGATTGTAGCCTTGTTTGGTGATACTTGTTTTTGCTTCATCGGACAACTCAGCAGCTTGTTCTTGGGACGGCCATGTAAAGAGTCCGCTTTCAAAATCATCATTCAGCATCTGCTAAATTTCTCCTAGTTTGTACGGCAATAACTTCTTGGGCAGCATTTCGTTGCTGGATATATAATTCCAACATATTCAATCTAAATTCTTCACGAGCCAGTGAGCCTACGCGGCCGACATATTCTGTTTGTACTTTTTGCCGTGACCACGCTACATCATACAAGGTCCACGTACTTAGGTCTCTTTTTACTGGCCCCGATTGCGTAGTATTAAAAGATTCCACGTTAGGAGAAGAGATCTCAGTTTGTGCTAGTGGTGGTTTAAACATGGGAAGAGGTATTTCTTTTAAAATTACTTTTTCGTTAGTTTTAAAAGAATCTATTGATTCATTAAATGCTTGAACCGGTGGTATGCCTTCTAATATTTTCAAACGAAAACCAGCAATTACATCTTTTCCCCGCTTACTTGCGCCAGGAAATATCTTATCTATTACGCCTGTTGGCCTTACCAAAGATTCCAAAAGAGTATCAAAGATTTTTGCACGTTTTGAACTAGGAGTACTTGAATTAAACTGCTCGGCCGTTTGGCGAATAACAGTAAGGTCTTGATAATTTAATTTAGTATTAATATGCGTGAAAGCTTCATCTACAATATTTTTTATCTCTTGTTTGTTGTCAGCTTTAGTTATTCTCCCGATAACATTGCTTATGTAACCCTTGTCGCTGACAATCGCGCCCTGCGTGTTTAAAGCTTTTATCACCGCATTTTGTTGGCTAACCGAGATGTCCGCATTTTCTAACATTTGGTTTACTTCTAAAGTAGTTACCTGGGTTGCTTGCAAACTTGTATTACTAGGATCGGCTCTATACTTTTGTATTCTCGATACTAAAGAATTGAAATTAGTTTTTTGGTTCTCAGTTCTTTTAGTTTTTTCCCTACTTTCGTTCTGGTTAAACAAATTTATACGCCGGCTGTCCAATTGAGTTGTTAACCGTAAAGCTTCCTCAGATAGCTTAGTCCTATCGATTGCAGTTAGATTAGCATGTTGGTTAGGATCTTGTAGTTGATTGTAAACCAGCATTGCTTGCTTACCAGCCGAACCGTTTGCTAGATCATCCGGTGATCCAGAGTTTGTAGATGCTCCAAGTAATAAATTGTTTACAGTGTTTCTAGACACATTCGAGAGAAATTTTCGTTCGTACTTTAACTGGTCTTCTGCTTTTATGGAACCGTTCCGCGCAAGCTCCCCGAATACCCCTGGTGTAGTTACGTTACCAAGTGTATCTTTAGCGCCAATTATACTTTCTAAAAGTTCTTTATAATCTTGAGATTTAGGATCTAGCGCCGCAAGGTTTTTTTCTGCATCACTGGCTTCAGTTAATTTTCCAACAATATTTTCAGAAACTAATCTAGACCGCGCAAGTTTTGTTGTTCTTAATCTCGATGGGGCTTTTAAATTTTCGGCCTCTGTATTAAAAGTAGTTTTTGCTAGATTTCCTTTAATGCTTAAATTTCTTATTTTAAATAAGGATCTGCTTTTAGCTTCAAATTGTTTTTGTGCTTCTATTGGGTTTGAATTATATCTTGGATCTACAGAAATATCATTTTCAAGTTTTATTAGATCTGTAGCATAAAGTCTTTTAGCACTAGCAACCTCGCTTGCATTTACTAGTTTTTGCTCTTGCTCCATCCATGAGGCCTGTGCAGCTACTTGCTTTCCTAAAGCAGCCACGGCTTGCCCTGGCCCTTCAAACGCAGAGCTGTTCGCTTGCACGTTCATGCGTTGCGCGGCAACCCTGTCGGTCATTTTAACTTGAGAATTATAAGTCGGTATTTTCATATTCTACCCCAACGCCATGCTTCTAGACCCTGACGCTATTCCACCCAGCAACGAACCAACCGCCGCCATTTTATATTGTTGCTGGCGCATACGACCTTCTACTCTTGTTAAACCAGCTTGCAGTCTCATGCCTGTGGCTTGATCGCGTAAACCAAGAGCCTCCACGCGTGAATTGTATTTGGATTTTTCCATGTCTTCATCTGCGCGGCTTGCCATTTCTAAGGCTACTAGCAACGGGGTATCGCTTGAAGCCACAACCCCAGATTTTCTATAGCTAACTCCAAGTCCTTCGATAAAACGTCCAGCCTCCTGACGGAACTCAACATTCTCGACATCCTTCATAAATATTTTGCGCTCGGCCTCTTGCTCTGCAATTTTGGCGTTGCGCTCTTGTATTTGTGCATTGTAGTCAGCAACGGCCCTGGCGGCCTTACCCGCCTTTAAATTGCCAGACGCACCCATTAAGCCACCGGCTAAATTTGCTCCACCCGCCGCCATAGCCCAAGTCATTTAACCCACGCAAAGCGATAATAATCTGCTTCCTCTGGACCGAATTTTTTCATAAGGCCTTCCTTCTCCATACCCATAAATTCAATAAATTTTATTGCCAACGGCCAATCACAACGGACATTTGACTGCACACGCCAAAACCCTTGGTGCTCAACGTACTCGAAGAATACTTCTTTAATAGCGCGTGCTATAGCAATAGGATGTTTGGACATTTTGTTTGATCCTAGCATCCAGGCTTCTCCGCAACCTTCCCAAATTGTAATTACGCCCATGCATAAAACAGGTTCGGAATCTTCATCTAATAAGGTCACACAACTTCCAGCCTCTTCCATGATTTTAGCTTGAGCTGTCCAATCCTGTCCCTCATCTAATAAAAGCCCCGCTTCCAAAACAGCGGTTGCGTGTTCCGCAAGAAAAGGAACTGTTTCTACTTTCATCATGTGTCAAATGTCTGTAGTCGAACGTATATGCCCAGAAGCGTCAGGGGCAATGGTTGGTCTTGTATAACCGTAACAAATCCATCTGTGTCGTAGCCACCATCAAACTCAATTTGCTTGTCACCAGTAAACAACGAAATCGCTTGATCCATCCTCTGTGAAGAGGAGCGGAAAGGGATTAAATCTGTTTGTGTCGCGCTTTCGCCAACTTTAACTCCAACGCTTCTGTAGAGCCTAAGTGTAGCATGTTGCAGTCTTTTGATTTTCCCTTGTGCGGTTCCATCAACTGCCCCTGCCTCGATCCGCATTGTTTTTAAAGTAGATTGATAATTAATTCCAACGTGCGCTTTAGTCACATAGCGCGATAGAACAATAGCACCGGATGAAACTGTCCTTTCTGGATGAGTAGACCCATCGCCAAGAATAGAAACCGTCTCGCCTTCAAGGTGGTGAAGATTTGTAAACTGATTAACGGCCTGGGTTACTGTGGTTGCGGTTGCGTGTATGGCAGCCGTTCCGCTAACTGCTCGCGTACACCCGGTCAGCTCGTTCCCAGAGTTCCCCGTGTAGCTTATTACCTCTTGCTCTATCTTCACTGAACCTGATGAAGCAAACGCCGAACTTGCTACGATTGGTATAGTCGTTGCTGATGCGTTAATTGCTCCATTAAGCGTATTAAACACTCCTGTGAAGGTCAGTGAGGAATCAACAAAAATAGCGTTGGACACATCATCGCCGAAGTTAAGTGGTGAAAGTCTCTCAATGTATCTTTTTTGAACGGAGTTGATTGTTCTCTTTACAACAAAATAAACATCGTCCTCGTCCAAGTCTGTCGGGATCGATGCCACGCTTTCAACGATTGCATAGTCATATGTCGCAGTTGCGTAACTGCCATGTACGCCGGTAAATGTCCCGCCTAGCTTATGTCGATGCCAAGCGACAACTTGCTCTTCACGGCGGTATGTAAGGCCACAAAGAACGCCGTCAGCCCTTACGGCCCAAATTACGTTATCTGGTTCTTGCTGTATAGCTAGATCATCGATGCCGCCTTCAGTTACATGCTCGGCTAGGATCGTCATGTCTGGAGCAATAAAGCCATCGACATCAAAATTATAAACCAATTCTCTGATTTTGCGTCGAGCCCGTTGCAAGAACAAAACCGCGTTGCCTGATTGTATGGGCTGGACGTTTGCAGACCCGTAAGTTGTCTGGCGTTTAATTTGAACATTGGTTGGCGTTAAAGCTTCGCCGGTTGAACTAGAGCTGGCCGAAAATTCGCCGCCCGTTGTACCGACAACGAGCACACGGCCTGGCATAAGATAGCGAATAATATCTACGGTCTGAGCTGCAATAGTGTATCGCATCGCATCCGCATCGTCAGCACCATCTTTAAATTGTTCGAAGCCGCCAGATTCTGAAAAGAATAATGTCTGAGGCTGTTCTGTTGTCCCAGCGAAAACCAATCGCTCTTCATAAAAGCAAACAGTCGAAGGGTAGCCAGTTTGGACAGAAAAAGCCCCAAGCGACCAATCATCAGAAGGCTCAATTGTTCCCGCTAGAACATTGTTTGAGCTCGCTCCCTCGGCTGCAAGGTCATCAGACGGGGCCGTCAAAATTGTATCGTCCGTAACAACAACAATCAAAACAGATTTGTTGTTTGATGATGTCCCCGAGATAGTAACCTTTTGGCCGACTTTAAAGCCTTCATCAATAAACTGTTTGGCTGTATCTAGGATGCGGTCATTGTGCTCAGACCCTGTCGCGTCTGGGTCTCCCTCGATATAACTCATCGTGCCTGATGTGTAAGTTGGTAGCAGTTCCGATCTGAGATCTGAATTAGGTTGAACTGTGGCTACGACCTCAGTTGTAGAGTTCCTTGCAGTGATTTTTGCATACCCGTCAAACATTTTTATTAGACGGCCTACATCATTAGTCTGAAAGCCTGTGCCGTTATTTATTCCAGTGACTGCTGAAGCGGTAATCGTGACTGACCCTGACAAGGCACTGGATGTTAATGTGGTGGCCGTTTTGTTCTCGTCCATCATAGGGCCGAGTTCAAAGTCTACTACGTCCAGGGTCCAGGCTGTATGACCGGTGCGAGTTAACTTTCGAGGAGCATGGTTTGGGTGTACAATGTACATAATATCGGCAGACTGAGCGAACTGGATTTGAAATAGTTCAGCCGTTAAATATGGCGTAGTTACTGTGTAAACTCGGGCGGCTTTTCCCGCGCTGCCATACGTTGTGAACGAGCTGGAATTGACGTTTACCGATCCCATGTCTTGAAGCGCAAATGTATTTGTAGAAACACTCGCCACTTTAAAATTTTTATTATTCAATTCAACCATACCAACGATCCCGCTGATACTTACTTCCTGGCCATTAGTAAACCCGTGTCCGTTGCTAGTGACTACCGCTGGGTTGGCTTTAGTAATCCCAGTAATTGTTTTCCCAGATTCTAAAATAGGCTCGCCATCTTTTATAAATCGAAAATATGTATTACCCGCCTCGATGATGTACGTTTGTTCGTTATTAAATTCAAACCCAAATATCCGAGTTGCAAGAGCTGAAGCGCTTACTTCTGATACATACTTCGTACCTGATCGCCTAGTAGCCCCGCCATGCGGTAGCGTCGAAAAGTTTTCAAGCGTTGAACACATTGAAAAGTATTTAGCTAAATCCACGCGGCCGTCTAGCCGTGGTGAAGCCTCGCCAGAGGTAAAGCTCGAAAAGGCATAGCTTGCCTTGGCCATTAAAGCCTCGCATCAGTGAAAAATGTGGAAGTGACTTCCGCTGGTGTGCCTTCTGTGGCATCGACAAACTGTGCGGTTTTAATTTTATGCTCATAAATATTAAAAAGTTGCGCCTGGAGGCTAACCGAATTGACAAGTGGGTATGCAATCTCACTTGAAAGTCTTGCCGCAATTGCTTCAATTAATAATGCATCATACTCGTTCGCGTCGAGCACACGCGAGATGTATTTAATGTTCATCGTTGTTTCGTTAGACACGATGTAGCGCCCTTCAACTTCGTATATAACGCCATCAGCTTCCCCCTCTATTTCCAAAATTCGCAAGCAATAGGGTTCATTAGGTAGCCTATACTTGAAATTATACTTGAATACAGGAGCGGTGGCATCGGCTGCCAGGGAGAGCCGGTTAATTAAGCAGTTCCACGGGTGCGATCTAAAAACAGCGTCCCGAACAATACTATAACGCTGGTTGCACACACGCGCAGCTTTACTGTCTTCGGTCAAAGATATTATATTCGACGCGCCAATATTATTTAGCGCGGCGTTACAGATATCAACATCAGATGACATAAAAAAATCCTTTAAAAGAAATAGGGGATCTTAGAAAAACTAAGACCCCCCAAATCTATTAGTCTAGCACGTAGGTCATCAATAGTTCGACAAGCCCAGAACCATCACCGCCGGCTATAGAAGCCGTCACGGGGATGCCATCTTTATCTGCGTCAACAACAGAGTTGCGTCCAAGTGCTACAGTTGCTGCAATAGCAACGGTAACAACGCCAGTTGATGCAGCCGCCGCTTTAAACTCATCAACGTCCAGCGTAACCGCTGTACCCGCCGAATTGTTGTAAGCCGCATGGCCAACAGACACCGTTGTTGAGTTGCCAAGGGCCGCATGTGAAAGCTCACCAGAAAGGATACGCGCACCGTTCGGAAGGTTAAACATGTGGATGTCGGATTGTTCTGCAACAGCTGTAAAGCTGCCATAGGCAACGCGAACACGCCCACCCTGCTCGATGGTTTTAATCATCTCAGATGGATCGTTTTGATTCCATTTGGTTTTTTGGTCTGAATATTTTGTACCCATTTTTCAAACCTCCTTTAAGATTCTGTACAAAGAATAGAAACGACTTTGGCTTCTTCCATGCGAGTCGCACCTACAGTTTGGCTGTAGTAGACTTGCGTAGAAAAAGATTTGTCGGATCGTTCTTCGATTCTGGATTTTGCATCTTGCCCAATTGCAAGAAGCAGCCCGTCTTGCGCCCAAGCGAAACATGTTCGTGTGGTGCTTGACTTAGCTAGTCGGTTTGTCATGTGAAATTGGAAACCTAAGAACGAATCCAACTCGCCGCGAGCAAGCGATTTTACAGTATTGAAATCGCTTGATTTTACTTCCGTTGTATTCAACAAATCTTTAATTTGTTGAGGAGCGCAAGCGATATGGCGAGGAATAGATGGATCAACATCAGCAAGATCCAACTGCTCTTTAGCAGCTAGAAGCTTGGCAACTGTTAAACCAGCTGAACCGTGCGCAATAATATGATCTGCCGCTAGATCTGTACTTCCAGATCCGGTTTTGCCTGTTTTCGCAGAACCAGTTGCAGCCGCAATAATTTCATCATCAACCGCACGCATCATAGCTGCCGAAGCACTCTGAGCGTATGCAGATGTAGGATCTATAATTGTTGCGACTTGGTCCGCATCGTCGATCAAATCCGCAAATTCATACGTATTCATCGAAACCTGACGGCGTGAATGAGGCACTTCTGTGAGCGGAGTATCGCTATGCCGACTCGTTTTTAGAACTGCCGCTACACTTGAAACTTGATCGAAAAAAGCTTTTTCTCCGATCACGCTTTCATTCCGAACCACATTTCGGAACATTGATCCGCGTTGTTGCGACAGTAGGGCAACTGTTTGCCCAAACTGTTGGCTAAACGCAGTGGTAATTTGATTTGACATTTGTCAAACCTCCAAAGTTGTTTAATAAAAAAAGGTTAATTCGGTTAGCTACCCAATCGGACTAGACCTTCGTTTACGCAACGATGAGCGGCTTTTCTTTCAAGCAAGCAACAGGACTTTTCAGCTACCCTGATTTTAGTCTTCAGAATATTTTTGATCGTAAAGACTAGTTCTTTTCTTCACATATTCTCGATGTTGAGGATGTTGTGAATCAAATAATGGACTGTTAGGTGCTTCGATTTCGCGCAACTGGTCACTGATGTCATCTGGTGATAATCCACCGCCACCTTTGGCCATGCCCTCGAAGGCATCCTCGGAAACTTTCTCGCGAATAAATTCGCCAACATTAACCATCGCTCGGATAAAGTTAGGGTTGTCCCCTAGCTTCGAGCCATCAGCCATGTCTAGTTCTGTAAGCGGGTTATCCATATCTGAGAACTCGGTCAGCATCGAGCTGCCAAGTTTTATGTTCTCGTCGTATTTGCCGCCGTATTCTTTTTTTAATGCCGCTTCGTTTTCACTGCGAAGCGCATCGTAATTCGGTGCTTCAGCTTGTTGAGCTAAAAACAATTCGTTGTATGACTCTGCAAGCTTAGATGCCTGGGTTGGGTTAAGACCAATCTCATGCGCGGTATTTTTGTACCAGCTCATAAATTGTTCGTCTGAGTTTTCCCCAACATCAACCTCGTAGGCATCCGCGCTTTCGGGCCGGCCTAAACGGTCATAGACATCGTTCCAATCTTCCGGCGAGCTATGCTGGCTCGGGATCGCAATCTTATCGCGTCCTATCATAGATTGTGCGTTGATATAACTCTTAGCTAAATTACCAACATCATTGATTGATGATAACGCCGAGTGATCTCTAAGATCCTCTGGCAGATCTGATTTCCAACTAGCTACACTTTCAGACGGGGCTACCGCTTCCGCGACCTCCGCTACCTGTTCTTCAGCCATTTGATTTATTCTCCTTGTTGTTGTTGCACCTTCTCGTCAACGAGTAAGTTTAAAATATAAAGAACAACGGATCGCTGCCCTTCGCGATAACTCATTTCAAGCGCGTCCGAACTAAAGTTTGAAGTATTGAAACCGGATTGATTTTTAAGTTTATCTAAAACAATTTTGCCAGCTGGTGAATTAAAAATCTCTTTAGCAGCATCAACTAATCGTTGGCGCTCTTCTATAAACGCCTCTTCACTCATTCGAGATGCTTTCATCTGCTTGCATTACTTTAGCCATTGGAGCGGCAGCGCCCATCGATTCAGATAATTGCTGAACTTGCTGCATCTCTTGCATTTGCTGCTCTTGGGCTGCACGATTTTCTCGGTCCGCGGCCACTTCAGCTTCGCCCTTAGTTATGCTCGCCGGTATACTTAGTGCCTGGAGTACGTGCCTAATTAATCCATCAAAGTCGAAATGATCAAAGATGCCGGCGTTAACACTCGCTAACGGCGATAAGATCTCGAACATTCGCATAATGCCGGAAATGTCTGATTGCCTTTGCGCTTTGGCTAATGGCGATACGTACTCGATATCGATGTCGCCATCTTGTATCGATGCCGGCGCTACCGGAAACTTACCAGCTCTTAATAAAATATTGTAAACTCGATCGATCATGGGGCTCAACAGCTCGGCGGTCAGCCGGCCAAGTACCGGACCCAAGACGCGCATTTTCTCTTCAGTGAGCTGTATAACCTCTGTCGCAGTCTTCTGTGGGCCTTGGCCCATAATTAATTGATCAACATAGAAACCTGTTCTGATTGCCTGGCGGCGCTGCTCTTCGATATTTAATCCGAGCGGCGTTTGCGCGCCAATGTTTAAAGGCTCGATCCGATCCCGAGATCCTGATCTATAAAAATTTAATCCACCAGGGCGCGTTCTAACCGGTAGCATAAACCCGTCATCAGGAACCATCAGCGGCGGGTCCACTTGCTTTTGTGCAGCCTTGATCGTCACTTCAGACATGGCATTAATCATTTTTGTATCGGGCAAAACCGTCATGCTCGGGCTTCTGCCATAACTAAGCTCATGTGAAGCTTTTAAAAATCTAGGGCATACATAACTAAATTCGTTGTAGCCACTTTCTCGCAAGGTCTGCTTGCTGTCTGGATCGATGTAGCAAGATTTGTACGGCATGTTCTTGCTGTCAGCCTTGTTTGAATCATAACCATCTCTCGGCATAACAACATGGACAACCTCGACTTCCGAGTATGGGTCTTTCTCCATAATTTTTATGCGTTTCTCGGACATATTCTCAACGCCAAACTTATTAGCGCACGCTCGTAACGTCATTTTAAACTTACGGAACACCGTATCGACGCGGCCCCACTCGTCCTCAGACAAGTAACATTCCGAAATATGCCGTGTACTAAACCGAACCCCGCCTTCATAATCCTCGATCATCATCACGCCTGTACCGAACGTGATTAAATCGTGATACAGCTCATGGATCTGCTCGGCAAAGTTGGAGCGCTTGAACTCCGCATACATAATATCAACGATGCTTTCGAGATATTCTTTAGCCTCGTCATCTTTATTC